CGCCGATAATGCTATCGATGATCAAGACCCTATTGATGACGAATCTATAATGATGTTGTCACGCGATCTAAACTCTATAAAAAATTATCTTCATACTGCTTACGAACCTAATTTCACTGAATAATTCAACTTTGTCAGTTATTATCTAGTTCATGGCTAGAAAAGCAACTAAAAATGAAGTTCACGATCGTATAAATGACGTTTATAAACTCTTATTGGATGGGTATTCTCGCAATCAAATAGCTCTCTACGCTGCGGAAAATTGGGGGATCAAAATGAGGCAGGTGGAAGATTACCTTGCTAGAGCGCGTGAACTTCAAAAATTAGACTCTGCTATCGAAAGACCTCAATGGCTCTTATCCGCATTGGGTCGGTTACAGAATTACGAAATGAAGGCGGCAAAGCGTGGGCAATTTCAAGCGGCAACAAGATCAATTGAATTACAAGCGAAACTCTTACGGTTTGAGTTAACTTGACTTCCTTGATTTTAGGGATATGTAATAACGAGCCATTGATGGCGTTCGCGGAATCCGCCGCGTTTAACAAACCGCCAACAGCGCAAGAGGCAATTGCGAAAATATACGAGGGTCTTTTACCGCATCAAAAACAGTTTTGTGATGACACTGAACATAGAAAGCTCGCTTTAGTTTGTGGTTTTGGAGCTGGTAAAACGCACGCTCTAGTTTCTAAAGCCTGCATATTGGCCGCCATGAATGTGGGACATGTATCTGCAATTTTTGAACCTACTGCGCCCATGCTTCGCGATATTTTGCAGCGCACAATGAACGAGCTTTTAGAACAGTGGGAAATTCCTTATACCTTTAGAGCTTCGCCTTTACCTGAATACACTTTGCATTTTGAAGAGGGCAATCATTCGATTTTGCTTAGAACAATTTTGACTTATCAACGTTTACGCGGTCAAAACTTATGCGCGGTTGGATTTGATGAGGCTGACACAGTTGGTCAATACGACGCTTGCCAAGCCATGAATATGGCACTCGCAAGATTACGTTCAGGCAATGTTCAGCAATTTTTCTGTAGCACAACGCCAGAAGGTTACGGCTTTGCATTTAAAACATTTGAGAAAGAAGCAAAAGCTGACACTGCTTTAATACGCGGGCGCAGTTATGACAACCCATTTTTACCAGAAGGATTCATTGATTCGTTAAGGGAGAATTATCCAAAGCAACTAATAGATGCTTATATAGAAGGTCGCTTTACTAACCTTGTTACAGGATCGGTCTATTCTCGCTTCTCTAGGGAAAAGCACGTTTTCGATGAGTCTTATGATTCTCAAGATGAGATTATCAGGGCGGGGATTGATTTCAATATTGGTAATATGAGTTGTGTCATTGGGGTGCGTGACGGAGAAAAATTAGTGATAATTGATGAAATTTCAAAAGCGCATGACACCGATGCGCTTGGTCAGGAAATTAAGCGCCGATACCCAGGCCAAAGAGTTCTAATTTATCCCGATTCATCAGGAGGCAACCGTTCAACTAATGCAACAAAAACCGATATATCCATACTCGAAGGTTATGGATTTACAAACCAAAGTCCACGCTCGAACCCCCCAGTCCGTGATCGAGTCGCGTCTGTTCAAGCTCTCCTTGAAAATTCAAAAGGATCCATCCGCTTGGCGATTTCTTCCCGTTGCGAACGCTTGATTGAATGTTTAGAGCTTCAAAGTTGGACCGAAAGCGGCGAACCTGACAAACAAAACGGGTATGATCACATGAACGACGCGCTCGGTTATATGATTTGGCGTGAATTTAATCCGTTGTATATGCGCTCAGGTCGTGGCACTGGCGTTAGGATCTATTAAAGTAGTTATTATTTAATGCTGTGAGTTATAGCGGATACAGTTTTAACACCAGGCAAGCAACCTCAAAAGCTAAAGGTGCAGAGGATCCATGTGCAGCATGGTTAAACCAGGAAGCACATTGGGGATTAATTGAAGATTTAGTTGGCGGTAGTTATGAGATAAGACGAAGGCATCGAAGATATTTACCACAAGAACCACGCGAAACTGATGAGAGTTATGACAACAGGCTCGCTCGTTCAGTTTGCCCGCCTTATTTCCTAAGGCTTGAAAGAATGCTCGGTGGAATGTTGACAAGAAAGCCTGTCAGATTGACAGACGTTAATGACGTTGTTAGGGAGCAGTTATTCGATGTAGATCTTCAGGGTAATGATCTAAATATCTGGACTTATAACACTAGTCGCATAGCAATTCGATATGGCCATGTTGGTGTTTTAGTTGATGCACCAGCAGCAGGAACAGAAGGCCGACCATATTGGTGCGCTTACACACCTAGAGAAATCTTAGGATGGCGATCCGAAATAGTAGATGGCCAACCAAAATTAACGCAGCTTCGATTGTCGGAACGTGTTATTGAACCGGAAGGAATGTATGGAGAAATTGAAGTAGAACAAATCAGGGTATTAACTCCTGGCGCATTTGAACTTCATCGCAAGAGCGAGGATGGTGATTTTAAATTAGTAGATGAAGGAACAACTGCTTTAAGTGAGATTCCTTTTTCCGTTGCGTATGCAAATAGGATCGGAATTATGGAATCACGACCACCGATGGAAGATATTGCTGAATTGAATTTAAAGGCGTATCAAATCCAAAGCGATCTGGATAATATGCTCCATATTTCTGGAGTGCCAATGCTTGCTTTTTATGGATTTCCACAAAGCAGTGAAGAAGTAGCAGCAGGACCAGGAGAAGCTTTAGCATTTCCTGCGGAAGGTCGTGCTGAATATATAGAACCAGACGGGAAAAGTTACGACTCGCAATTCAAACGTTTAGAGCAGCTCGAAGGCCAGATCAATAATTTGGGCTTAGCCGCTGTTCTTGGAATGAAAATGGGTGCTGAAACTGCCGAATCCAAGAGAATTGACAGAAGTCAGGGCGATTCAACAATGCAAGTAATCGCTCAACAAATGCAGGATTTAGTTGATAACTGTTTAAATTTTCACGCTCAGTATTTAGGTATTAATGAGTTTGGTAGTAGTTTCGTTAATCGTGATTTCTTAGCTTCTCGGTTAGATTCACAAGAGATCGGTAGTTTGCTACAACTTTACACAGCGGGAACTATCACTCAAGAAACTTTATTAAAGCAGCTCGAAGAAGGCGAAGTATTAGGCGATGAGTTCCAAGTGGAAGAAGAATTGGAGGCGACACAGTTGGCAGGTTTGGAAATTCAAACGGAACCTCCTGAACCTGAAGAGGATCTTGATGAAATTGTGGAAGAAGAGGAAGAGTAAGTGAATGGAGGACTTACCTGAAGGTCTATTTAGAAACGCAATAGATCTGAATCGTTTTAGTAACGGAACATCTAAAAAGCTAATCAATTCTTATAACCGCATCATCTTAAAAGCGGTTGCAGAGTTGAAACGAATCGAGGCAATGCCAAGCGCTAAACGTCCAAAGGTTCGCGCCGCAAGATTGCGCGCTTTATTAGCTCAAACAAAAGACAGCCTGAATACATGGTCAGTTAAAAGCGTTAATGAATTAGCGAAGAATTTAGAAGGTATTGCACAAATTCAGTCAGATTTCGCAACACAACAAATATCACAAGCTTTATCTCCTAGTGCAAGACAACTTTTATCTGTTAAGTCTGTAGAAGTCACCCCAAGTTTTGCAAACGCGGTTGTTAATGCAGATCCGTTAGATATAAGTGCAAGAGTTTTAGGCCAAAGTCTTGAAGATGCGGTCAAAGGTGCATCAGGTAGTTTCAAATTAACAGCGACACAAGGCTCACAAATTAGGATGCCAAGTGGTCAAAGTATTACTAAATTATTCCGAGGTTTAGCGGAAAAGAATGCAGAATTATTTGCCACTAATGTTCAAGATGGTCTTTTAACAGGTGAAACAACACAGCAAATAGCGAGGCGGTTAGTTGGAAATCTGGAGTTTGGAGATTTCGGGCCTTTATCAGTTAAGCAACTCGCACAGTCAGGTGGCGAATTAACAAAGCTGGCCAATCATCAAGTGATGACGTTAACAAGAACAAGCATTAATCAGGTTGCAAATAAAGCAAGTCAACAAGTTTATAGAGCTAATTCTGATTTAACTTCAAAATATAGATATGTTGCAACGCTTGATTCAAGAACCTCTCCAATTTGTAGAGAGTTAGATGGACAAGAATTTATTTATGGTAAAGGCCCAGAACCAGCGCAGCATTTTAATTGCAGATCCACGACTGTTGCTGTTATTGATTATGGCAAGATTCAAGAAAAACATCCGAACGTAAAACCACCAAGCAAACCATTAGGGAAAAGGGCAGCGGCTGGTGGATCAGTACCGAGCAATACGACTTATGGAAAATGGTTACAAAAACAACCTGCAAGTGTTAAAGCAAAAACGTTAGGGAAAGAGAAAGCTAAATATTTTAATAGGCTTGCAAAAAAATACGGTCCAGATGAAGCGATGAAGAAGTTCGTCAGAGATGACGGTTCTGAAGTCTCTTTGAAAACTTTTAAAGCACGTTATGGCAAGCCTGAAGATATCAAGATAAAACCAAAAGTTAAGAAGACAAAACTCCTTTCAGAAAAAGAGAAAAAGGCGCTTGCTGAGTTGGAAAAAATTAAGCCGCCTTCAAAAGCTTTAATAGCTAAAGAAGGGAAATATATGACAGAGGCAGAGAAAAAAGGGCTTGTGCCATATAAGCCTTTAACAGCGGCACAAAAGAAAATGATTGACAAGTCTGTTGTAGAAACTCAAAAGAAAAAAGCTCTTGCAGGAGGGTTCAAGCCAAAAGTTGCAACCTCCGAGAAGTTGGATAAATCTACGCAAGCGATGCTGAAGGACTACGAGAAAGCAGATCTAACAAAAAAAACACATAAAAAATGGTTTGAAAACAAGAAGGGTCTTTGGAGCGAATTGATCCCTAAAGGGGAATATGACACCATTACTCCAAAACAACTGGGAAAAAAGGTTGAGGGATATTATGTCAATGAACTTCAGAAAAAATTTAATAAGGCTGCAAAGAAAGCTGAGAAGCTGGCTCTTGAAGGACCAAAACCAAAAGTGCCTAGAAAACCCTTAAAGAAATGGGATGACAAGGCTTTTATTCAGAAAAATATTGCAAGTGATTCTATTAGAAAACCACCACCACCAAGAGTAAGAGCTAAGAACGGGAAGAAAACCACAGAAGACCTTTTTTATGATCCAGCACGCAGAAACGCAATGCGTGAATATGACATAACAGGATCGCAGTTTGATACGACTATAGAATCGGTGGGAAACTGGACGGGGAGCAATTTTGAAAGTGTTCGAGGTATTCAAGTAAAACAGGCAAAATTAGCAGGCAAACAATTGAACCCCAATGAATTGAGTTTATTAAGAGGTCTTGATTCTCGTCATAAGGATTTCCCCTCTCAATATGATTTGTTGGCTAGAAATGCAGACAAGATGGAAAATTATATTGCAAAAACACCTAAGTGGGCTGGTTCTCCCCTAGAACCCCGCATGGGTCAGAAATTTTATGACAAACAGCCTAAAGGCACTGTTTGGAGGGGGATGTGTGTTGATGACAAAAGAATAGTTGAATCAGTTATTGAGGGATTTGAAAGAGGCTCACCTGTCACAACAATGGAAAGCTGGACAACAGACCCATCAGTTGCCTTGAGATTTGCGAGGGGAGAAATAGCCTCTGGTAATCATCAAATTGTCCTGAAGCATGTCAACAAATATGGCGCTCCTATCGAAAAAATAAACGGAATGAATGAGAAGGAAATATTGCAGCCTAGTGGCGTTCGTTACAAGGTTTTAAGCAAGAATACTACTACTTGGCTTGAAGGAGATCATCCAAAGATGTCAAAAAGGGAAAGATCTCAATTAGATGAATTTTCTATGACGGAAATTGTCTTACAAGCTATTTAAGATAATCAGGTCTACCTATAACTCTGGTAGTAGTTGCCTTGATTCCTTCTTCTTTTAGGAAGTTGTCGAGATCTTTGTCTATTTGATTATTTGCCCTGTCGTCATCGGGGTCGATATTATACCCGACTCCAATAGCAGTAAAAGGGCTTTTATCTATATAGGGTTTTTTCTTCGGCATTGAGTTTTTGGGGTTGTTTTGCCATACTTATATCATGCCATAAAAGGGGGGAATGATGCCAGCATCCATTTACAAGAAAGTCAAAAAGAAGAAAAAGGGCAAAAAGAAGTAATATGAGGAGACAACCCGTTTTGATTTATGGCCGAAACATTTTTCCAAAAGCTTGCTAAGAAAAAAGGCAAGGTTCCAGAGTGTGATATTGCGCCACCTAAAGTTGTAAAGGTTCCGAAGAAAAAGCCAAGCTCTAAAAAAGTTGTAGAATAAAAATTAACCTTTTAACCCTGCGGGTTATTTATGTCAGAAGAACAAGTTCAAGAGGCTGCGCCTGTTGAAGCTCAAAGCGACGAAACAGACGGCTTAAAAGCTAGCGTTGCAAACCTAGAAAAAAAGAACAGCGAATTAATCGCTGAATTGCGAGTTGCAAGAAATAATAAGCCCAAGCCTCCGAGCGATTATGAAGATCTAGTTGAATTTAAGCGCAAGGCAGAACAAGCGAAGCTTGAATCTGAGGGCAAATACAGCGAGGCGTTGCAATCTAGAGAGCAACAATTCAGAGAGGCGGTCAAAGATAAAGACGAAAAGATCAAAGGATTAGAGGCTCAATTAAAAGAATTGCAATTAATTACACCTGCTGTTTCTGCTTTATCTGAATATGTGCAGGATACAGATTATGCCTTGAATAAATTAGGTAAAGATAAGATCAAGATTGACGCAACTGGTAATGTTGTTGTTTTATCAGAAGACGGATTTTCTGAAACACCATTAAAAGAAGCGGCAACAAAAATGCTGCCTGATTGGATTCTGAAAAAAGAAGCGCTTCAAGGTGGCGGCGCTCCAATTGGAAAAAGTTCAGGAAAAGGTATTCCACCAGGATCTAAAAATCCGTTTTTACCAGAAACTTATAACTTGACAGAACAAGGAAGATTATTAAGAACAAATTCTGATTTATATGAAAAATACAGAACGGCTGCGAACGGTTAAGATAATATCAAAGAGTTACAAGAGGCTGCGCCGATGTAACTAGGGCTGCGCCCAAACTGTAAAAACTTTTTTTTGGAGACTTATTCGTGGCGACATTACGCTCCGATGTTGTCATTCCAGAGGTCTTTACGCCCTATGTAATAGAGGCCAGTACACAACTAGACGCGTTTTTGCAGTCTGGTGTTGTTCAGCCTATGGCGGAATTGAATGCTTCTGAGGATGGTGGCGATTTTATAAAAGTCCCATTTTGGTCTGCGAACCTTAGTGGTGATTTTGAAGTTCTATCAGATAGTTCTTCTTTAACTCCTGGCAAGATCACAACTGGTCAGCAAATAGGAGTTGTCCTACATAGAGGACGTGCTTGGGAAAGCAGAGATTTAGCAGCTCTTGCTGCTGGTGCAGACCCAATGGCTGCAATCGGTCAGAAAGTAGCGGCTTACGTTGCAAACCAAAGACAGAAGGATCTTCTTTCTGCTTTATCTGGATGCTTCGGAAGTATTAACGCTAACGATTCAAACAGTGCTTTCTTCCCTCTTTGCGTTGATTCAGAGAGTGGCGATACACCAACAACTCTAAGTCCAAGGCATATTGCAAAAGCAAGAGCCATTCTTGGCGATGCTGGCGAGAAGCTTTCTGTAATTTGTATGCACTCAAAAGTGTATTACGATTTAGTAGAAAGAAAAGCTATCGATCGTATCTACGACAATAACGGCGCGCCTGATGCATCTGCTTCAGCAGGTTCAACAGCGGGAGCTTTTGGTGGAGTAGGCGTTCCAACATTCATGGGCCTTCGCGTTATCGTTTCTGACGATGTTGCAACAACAGGTTCAGGTGCTTCTACGGAATACAGTACATACGTATTTACTCAAGGAGCAGTTGGAACAGGCGAACAGGCAGCAATGAAGACTGAGACTGACAGGGACATCCTTGCTAAGTCCAGTGCTTTAGC